GGTTATAAGCTGCCATTGGCGGCCATTCTGAACCAATTTGAGGAATCAACTGATCTCCAGGAAAACCACCTTCCAAAACATAGACCTTTGGATCAGATGATAATACTGCTATTCTTCTTTCAGTTGTTTCATGTGGTCTTATGACATGTATATCTGCAATTTCTCCATCGATTACAAATAAAAACGTTGGAAACCCATTCATATCTGGCATTTCGCTTGCTGGTATCATTTCGCTCATTTTTTATCCTTTTTTTTGAACTAAACTATTTTACCATAAAAAAATTGAATCACTAACATGCACCACAATACCACCTATATGCACCTGTAGCTGGGCAATTGCAATTGCAGTCGCCGTACGCTGCATAGCAGGCTGTACTTGCTGGACAGTCGGCTGAGTTAGCTGAAACGTCGGTGAAAAAATATTTAAAACAGCCTTCACCAGAACATACATACCCAGCGCATGGATCAGGAGGTGCTGTATATCCACAGTATCCATCGACATATGCTCCATTATATCCACCTTCGCCAGGGCAACCTACACATCCACACACCCAATATTCGTATCGCATCTGCCCATCGCAGCTATATGACCCTTGAAAGGAGCATGCTCCGCATGAACAAAATGATGGTGGGAAATATGGTGGGAAATACGGTGGAAAAAATGGACTGTGAATAGAATAGCTAATTGTTGTACCTAAAACTGAGATTGATGTATCTGTAACTGCAGATATTAATTTATCTTGGAGATTTGGATCTCCCGTGCTAGTTGTAGATACAGTTCCTACCACAAAACCTAAACTAGTTATGACTGTATTAGCGTTTGATGCAGTGGTGCCGTGAGCTTATAGCAGGCTTGTTGTTGCGCCTTGATCCGACCTGAGCTACCTATTGGAACTGTCATAAAACTAATCCTTTACAATATATAGGTATAGTAATAAAAATTTGTTTTTAACTACTATGTTAAACCTATCTATGGAGCTTTAAAGTATATTCCTTCGCCCCACTTGCTGAAAATATCTGCGTGTTCAGAAAGCATTTGATCTCTTACTTTTTCCGATTGTTCATACCACTGTTTATCATCTGCAATAACGCTTGTATCTGCAAAAAGATTACAATAATGGCCAATAAGTGACTTTCTGGTTATGGCTCTATTTTTTGGCATTGCTCCCCTATGAACAAGATGTCCATGCCAGATTATCACATCGCCTTTTTCGGCAATAAACGAAACAATTTCAGCTCCACGCTTATCTATTTCATTTTGAAAAAAATCATGGGTAGAAACTCCATTTCTTACCTGTGCTGCTTCATCTTTAATATCTGGATATAAAAAAGTTAAGTCACAATCCCAGTTGTGTGAACCAGGAATAAATTCAAATGGACCAGCTTCTGGGCTAACATCTTCTAATGCTACCCATGATCCTTGATAATTTTCACCAGCTTCCCTAAGAGCAAATGCGGCATCTTGATGCCAGCCCTGTTCAGTAGAGGCAAAATAAGTCACATTCTTATGGAGGGCTACGGCTTTATTAACGTCCACAAAAGTTTTTGCAATAGAGTCATGACAAAGAATGTCCATAATTTCAGGGTGATCCAAATAGACATCAAAGTCATCGCCCCAACCCTCGAGGCTTCCACGCTCATTCTTGCGGTCTGCGACATGTTGCATCCATACTTTTTCGTATTTAGCAATTAATTCGTCGGATATAACCTTTTTAAGGATTACATAACCGTTTTCATCATAAAATTCTTTTGTGTTCATGAAACAACTATCATATAGTTAAGCCTTTAGGTCACCCATTACAATCCATTGATCAGTATTGATCTTTACCATTGTAGCAGATGACCATTGCGTGCGTAACTTAAGTCCAGGAGTTGCATTAACGGTAACGCCTACACCTGCTGCAATTTCAAGAGCTCCTGTTCCAATTTGGACAACATCAACTCTGTCACCTATGGTAAATGGCACAGAGCTATTTGCCGGTATTGTGAGTGTCATTCCGGTTGAGGCATTCATTGTTATAAGTTTGCCTAGGTCTGTAGCCACTAAAGTATAAGGAGTAATTGTTTGTGCATTTATCTGTGATCTAAATCCAGCTCTTGCAGGACCTTCTTGCAGGATGCTAGGGCTGACTGAGTTGGCAGCAACTGTTGCGGCTTGTCCAGTGTAATTGGTTACAGAAAGTACTTCAGTTCCATTTATTTTAATAACTTTGCCAGAAGCCAAATCTATATTTTCTGATGAAGTCCAAGATGAAGTTGAGTTCGTCCAGCTAATTGATTTGTTAGTGGAACCAATTAAAGTTATTCCGCCACCGTCTGCAGCGGCATTCGTTGTCACTGAACCCATTACGATATTTTTATCTTCAACCGTTAAAGTTTCGGTATTTAAAGTTACAGTGTTTCCTTCAACTATTAAATTACCACTTACTGTTAAGTTTCCATTTGCAGTTAAGTTTCCACCAATTACAGGATCGATTGTACTTACCCAAGCTGATCCGTTGTACACCAGAACGCTGTTAGTAGATGCTCCAGTTGCAGATACATCGCCAACATCATCAAGAGTATTAATCTGTGGTATGTCCGCATTAATCCAATTAGATCCATCCCACTTTAAGAATTGATCTGGTGTTGCGCCAGTTATTGCTACATCACCCAAATCAGTTATAGAAGCTGTTCCTAATGCTGTAGTATGGTCAAGCTCATCATGGCGAGCGTCGGTTAAGTACTGAGTGTGGTCATCATCTGCGAGACCAGTCATTGACCCGTGGTCGGAAACAGGTGTAGTACCTACACCTTGGTCTGAGGAAATAACACTTCTTAGGTCAAGGACATCAGTAATTCTTGCGCTTGGCGTATTTGTATATGAGGTTTTGCACTCATAAATAATCTTATAAAGAGGGCGAAACTCAACGATTGGAAAACCATCCAAATTAAGTGAGGCATAAAACTCTGCTTGCGCTGCACCTTTGGTTGAATATGAATCTTGACCAATAATGGCAATAATTGGTTCATTTAGATTATTAGTAGCAATAATCCAAGACACACCAAAGTGGTTATTCGTTACATCTGGTGTTGACCATGTTCCAGCAGTATTTAGGTTGTATCTTGGTCTGTCTGTTCCCTGCTTCAACGGGAATTCCGTTGCGGTATCTTTTACCCAGTGACTATTAAGTCTGTAGAAGGCTGGAATTTTAGCGTTACCTTGAAGAACTTGTTGCCAAGTATTTGGTGTTGGTGTTGCAGAATGTACAATATCAACTTGCAAATCTTCATCAAAAAATGTTCCATCAGCAATATCTAGTTTTGCGTGAGAATCTAATGAACCATTGCCATCAAGAATATAGTTAGTTGCACCAAAGCCGGAAGCTATTGCTGCGCCACGTGTTCTGTGTAGATACTCATGAGTTGCCCAGTCCATTGTAATTCCATGGCGTTCATCAGCAAAGAATACAGCTTCTGCTACTGTAGAGTTCCAATATATATAAGAAATTGGAGCCTCATTTTCTAAATCAAAGAATGAAGTCTTATAACTTAAAGTTCCACTTGAATTATAATAAATATAATATATTCCAGTAGTGTTTGGTATTTCTACATATTCATTTGCAGATTTAACAAACTTCTTGCCTGCACACCAGATAACATGGCTTGCGGCCGAGTTTATACCACCTGGCTGTATGTAAAATCTACGGTTACTATTATTAAAAGATATTTGGCTGTCATCTTTATTTTCATGACCAGTTGGTTCATTAGTTGGCAAGGTGCTATTAACCCAAGCGGAACCATTATACTGAAGAAACTGACCATTTGCCGCAGAGGTAATTGCTACGTCAGAAACATCATTAATGTTATTAACTTCACTTATGGTTGCTCCGACCCAAGCTGATCCATTATACTTTAAAAATTGTCCATTAGCAGCTGAGTTTGTGCCTTGCACATCTGCTAAATCATTCAGATGCAGAGCGTGTGAAACCCAGTAAGATCCATCTCTATACAGAACGTCTCCTGAAGAAACACCAGATACTAAAACGTCTGGTAGTTGACTCAGGGATGTGATAGCAATAGAGGCAGTTGCTACGTCACCAAAAACAATAACTTTTACTGTTCCAGTTGCGGGAGGTGTTTCGAAATATACTTTGATTTGTGTACTGCTATGGATTTCCCATAAAGCGTTAACTACTTCAAATTTATCACTTGCGTTTTTCTTCAAGACAACTACAAATGGATTCAATGTAGTCAATGAGTGTGTTATTGTAAATATAGTATCTGATCCATTGCCAATGATTTCACTATACTGTACTCCGGTTGGTATGGTTAGATCTGCTGTTGATCTATTTACCCAGGTGTTAGAACTGACATCATACGCCAAAATTTGATTATTGGCAGGTAGTGTTATATTTGCATTCTGTAACTGATTTAAGGTTATATTAGCCTGGATTGTTGGAGTTGTTCCTTCTCCAGAGTTATTAGTTATTAAAATTCCAGTGCCGGCAACTAATGCTTGAACGTAGTTGCCAGTTGTGTCTGCTCCAAGATCGATTTGGTCGTTAACCCAGGCTGAACCATTGTATTTAAGGTAGCTATTAGCCAAAGAAGTATTGATTGTAACATCTGATAAATTGTCTACACCAAATGAAGATAATTGAGTATTAACATATGTTGTTGCGTTAGTGTATGCCGTTGCAGCTTTTGTTGATGCATCAGTTGCAGCATTAGATTCTGCTGCACTTGCAGCGCCATAGGCATCGTAGGTATTTGTGGTAACTGCAATAGTTGGCTGAGTTTGCTCTCCAGAATTGTTTGTGAGCGTTATGCCAGTTCCAGCAATGAGTGATGCTACATAGTCACCTGTTGTATCAGTGCCAAGTGTAACGGCATTTGCAACAACATATGCATTTAATGTTACGTTTGCGCCACCATCAATTAAAACGTTTCCTTCTAGATCTCCACCTAAAGTTATTTTTCTAGGAGTTGTCCATCCAGCTGCTGTGCCAGTAATATTCATAGCACCTGTTGCAGGTAAGCTTATAACAATATTGCCAGTAGTTGCAGTTACGTCTATTTCATTTGGTGTGCCAGTTATGCTATTGACAAACGTTGGCTTATTGAGAATATTGTCCCAGTCTATTTTTGCTGCAAGTTCTCCAATTGTTCCAGAAAATACTTCAGAAGCATTTGTAGCATCTGGTATAAAAGTGAATTTTCCAGACGAGTCATCAAAACCAAAAAAGCCTAATTTTGCAGCTGGAGTAGCTAGTGAGCTGTCATACCAGCGAAATTCAATACCACGATCTTTATTGTCATCAACTGTTGGTGCAGTTTTTCCACCAAGTGTGATAATAGGATCTTTAATTGTTGTTACAGTAGAATCAATAACAGTTGTAGTGCCAAGAACAGTTATGTTATTAACTGTTAAGTTTTCTTCTGTTGTGATAGAAGTGTTTGATTCTTGCAATAAATTTAATGACGAGTTAACTAAAGTTCCGTCACTATCTAGATAATAAAATATTCTATTGATAGGATCAAGTGCTATTTGCCCTTGGGTAATGCTAGGTGTTGCCACTATAAAACCTTTCTTTTTATTTAGAAGGTTCCACCATCAAATGTGATACCATCGAATGTCGTCAAGTTAGAAATAGATCCACCTGTAATTGTAACGTTGTTTGAATTTTGTGTTGCAATAGTACCAAGAGCAAGCGTTGTTCTTGCAGTTGCGGCATCTGCATCATCCACTAGGCTTCTACCAAATGTAGTAAAAGTTGCTAAATCTGCAGTATTTGCCCCTGTGAAGTATGGAAGTTTGTCAGCTGCAGAAGTAAGGCCAGCTATTGCTGCTAGTTCTGCATCGTATGCTTGGACATCAGTTCCTATAGCTAGCCCTAAATTAGTTCTAGCACCAGAAGCACTTGTTGCACCAGTGCCACCGTATGTGATGGCTATTGTTCCTGCACTCCAGGTTCCTGAGGTGACATTACCTACTGAAGTCAAACTTGAATTGACAACACTTGAAGCTAAAGTAGTATTTGATAATACTTCAGATGTTCCTATTTTTATAACTTTTCCAGCAGCTAAATCTAAGTGCTCAGAGGATGTCCATGCATCTGTGCCATCAACCCAGTTAAGTGTTTTGTTTGTTGCGCCAAGTATAGTAATACCAGCACCATCAGCAGATGCATCGGATGGTGAAGCAACATTCGATAAAACAATATTTTTATCTTCAACAACAAGAGTTGCTGTATTTAAAGTTGTTGTATTTCCTTGAACAATAAGATCACCAGTTACGGTTAAAGTATTGCCAATCGTCACATTGTCTGGTAAGCCAATTGTAATTGCGCCACTTGCCGCAGATACCGTAACTTCATTTGCAGTACCAGTGAGTGAGGTTACTGCTGCAGTTGACAAATCACTAATTTGTGATCCAGTAATTGAGATTGTCGAATTGCCAGCTGCTGTCAGTCTTCCCTTTGCATCTACCGTAAAGGTTGCCACTGAATTTGCGGCTCCGTAAGAACCAGCAGTTACTGCAGTGTTATCAAGGTTTGAAGAAGTTACGGCGATTGTTGTATTTCCAGCTGCTGTCAAACGACCCTGGGCATCAACAGTAAATGTTGCAACAGTTCCTGCACCACCGTATGAGCCACCAGTTACTGTGGTGTTGTCAAGGTTTATCGTGATTGTATCAGTCGCACCTGCAACAGAACTTAAGCCAGTACCACCAGAAATTGTTAGTGTATCAGTGCCTGAAGTAATTGTTTGGTTTGACCCAGAGTCACCCGAAACTGTAAATGCCGTAGCAACGTTTGCAACAATGTTACTAACATTAGATACTTGTTGATCAACATAAAGTTTTGTTGTAGCATGAGCGTTTGCCGTTGGCGTTGGAACAACAACTGTTCCAGAAAAAGTTTTATCTCCAGTTAACGTCTGAGAAGTAGTAAGTGATACAAACGCACCAATACCACCAATTGCTGGAATATTATTTGCATTACCGTTGCCATCATCACCAAAACCGTAGTAAAGGGTATTGTCAGCTTCGTTAAATGCTAATTCTGCGTTCTTTAAGGAGCTTGGTGCACCTGGTAAACCGCTAGCAACTCTTCTTTTAATTCTTAAAATATTAGACATTTAAAAATTTCCTCCATCAACAAGATCTGATTCTGCGTAATTGACCCATTGAGATCCGTTGTAACGTAAAATTTGTCCACTAGCAGCTGTATTTATAGTAACATCGGTCAAACCATTTAAAACTGATTGAGTAGAAATATTTGTTTCAGCTGCAATTATTCTGTCTTTAACAGTTAAGTGTGACCCTGCTGGATTTAACCCTATAACGGTCTGTAAGGCTTCTACAGCGTCATTAATATCCGTATGTTGCTTGTGGTGGGGAGCTGCTACAGAATCGAGTCTATCAGTTGAAGTCGGATTAACAAAATTGTCTAAAGATGCTGGATATTGAGTTGCCATATTTTCCTACAGTGATAGTATTTTACTAACGGTGTTACTCCAGACAATAGTAATTGAAGAACTAGAATTACTACC